GAACCTGCCGTCCCCGACGCCGCTGACCCACCCCTGCTGGGCGGCCTTGGTCACCCAGGTGTAGTACCAGGTGTCTTCGGGGACGTCGATGAAGGTGGGCGCAGCGGCCAGAGCCGTTACAGACAGGCCGGCCATCATGGTCAGAGCCAGGGCGATGGACAAAATACGTTTCTTCATAGTAATCCTCCTCGATTAGATTAAAACAGCTCCCACTCTTACTCCGAGCGGGATTATGGTTACAGCGTCTCCATACTGGACGCAGATGCACCCTATGGGCACCTCTGTTACACCCGGGACCTCCGAGAGCGCCCCATACACGATATCAGCTGCTGGATGGCCCTCCGGCGGCAGGTGGCAGACCACCCCATCTGGGAGGAGCAAGTCGCCTCCTGTGGCAACCACGGTGGCCACTACCCGCTTCCCGCCACAGCGAACCACGGCCTCCTCCCCAACACGGGATTCGAGCCATGGGACAGCGATATGTATCCTCCTGCCCACGATGACAGGCCGGGCCAGGGAGCAGATGAGATACCCCACCGAAATAGCGCTAATCATCCAGCCAACGGATTGGATATCCATTCGCACCCCCTCCTCAATTTCTACTTATATTATACCACACTTTGCCAGATTTTGCAATAGAAATCGACAATATTCGGTGTAGAAATATTGCATTTCTATTGATATATTAGTTGCATTTATTCTCCCGATATGCTACAATATAAATAAGAAAGAAAACGCTTTTTGACCTTTTTATTGCGAGGAGGATTGCTGCTATGGCTAAAATAAGCCTACTTGGAAAGGAAATACTGGCAGAGACGAACGAAGTGGACGATAATTATGCGACATACAAGGCTGGTAAGTGCAATATTTCTCGACTTGCAGACGCAACATGTATCCCTGACAACCTACTGCGGGCGTACATCAGCGGCGGCAAGCGCCCAGGCCTGTTGCAGGTCATGCGCATTATCGCTGTTCTGGGCCCCACCAGGGAGCGGGCAGAGCACATCATCCACACGGCCGGCTATGACATCAGCACCGATGGCCAGCCGGAAAACGCAGACTACCGGGCTATCGTAGACCTTGGGGCCGGGCATACCGACACCAAGAACGAAATCCTTATGCGCCACGGCCAGTACATCGGGCGGGCCTTTGTGCGGTACTAAGGGGCGGGTTTCCCGCTCCTTTTCCCTTCTCTCCCTATGGGAGATATTTTTTTACCCTTTTGGCCTCCCTGCGAGCCTACAAACACAGCGGTTTTGCCTGTATGTTGTGGCCTAACAATCCATACCCACAAGATAGCGGACGGGTGGGCTTGTCTAAGGTACTATATATACAGGGTTGCGGTGCAATCCTCCTTCGAAAGCCGGCAAGGCCGCTGCGCTATGGGTAAAGGCACGGCCCACAGCGCAGCGGCAACCCGGGTACGTAACATTGACAGTAAGCGACAGATACACGGATACCGCCTTCCGCCTGGATACCCTCCGGGCGGTTGTGCGTAGAGGAGATTTTTATGGTGGAGCGCCTGGACAATTTTGAGAAGGCGATATTCGCAGGCGAGGGACAGTACGATATCCCGCTCCTCCTCCCCGAGACGGCGGACGGCCTCCCCACTGAGTGGATACCGTTCAACTATGCGGCCAGTTCAACCGCTCGCAGAGACAAGGGCGTCCACTTTTTCCTGGACGATTACCAGTTCTTCAGGTGCTGGCGAGACCCTGAACGCTATACCAAGCTGCTTTCGGGGTTCGGATGCGTCCTCGCTCCGGATTTTAGCACTTACGTTGATATGCCTATGGCGGCACAGATTTACAGCCACTATCGCAAGCACTGGTTAGGCGCCTATTGGCAGATGCATGGTATCAGAGTAATACCCACAATCAGCTGGAGCACGCCTGAAAGTTATGAGTGGTGCTTCACTGGGGAGCCGGTGGGCGGCGTTGTGGCCGTCTCCAGTGTGGGATGCCTCCGCGATAAAGAGGCCACCCGGCGGTTTCTCCAAGGCTATGACGAGATGGCGCGCCGCCTCGACCCGTCGTGGGTCGTGTTCTATGGCTTGGTGCCCCGGGAATGCGACTGGAATGTAATTCGCATCCCGCCCCACCAGGACAAAATCGCTGAGAGGAGAAAACGCAAATGGGCGGCAGAGGAAGCAGCAGCGGACTCGGAAAAATAGCCCCACAATATAGACACCGCAGCGCGGAGTGGCTGGACGGAGAGTATAGCCGCCTGAGCAAGGAGTACCAGAGCGCCCAAACCCGGGCCGGTGCCCTTAAAAGCATTGTGGCCAAAGGGGGAGCGAGTGCCGGCACGAAAACCAAACTTCGCGCCGCTGAAAAGGCCGTGGCCAAGTACGGTGCAGAGATGGATGCCGCCTATGCGGCCTATCAATACAAGCTCAAACACCCGGGGAGTGTAACCCCGTTCTGACGTAGTAGGAGGTGGCTCCGGTGCCTAGAAAAACCACAAAAGCGCCCGATACCGGTGCCATACTTGGTTCGACTTCTGCTACAAGTGAGTCTGCCGCGGCTTCGAAACCAGCTACAAGTGAGACTCCCGCTCCTAAAAAGCGCAAGCCCGGGACTGAAAACGTTGCCCCTTATAAGTTCAAAAAAGGCGACCCACGGGCTGTTGCCGCCGGAAAAAAAGGCGGTGCTGCCACCGCTGAAAAAATCAGGCGGCGCAAGGCTCTCAAGGAAGACCTGGACGACCTCCTCAGCCGTCCCGTGACGGATAAGCGGCAGCTCAAGCGCCTGTTGGATATCGGCTACCAGCCGGACGATGTGGGCCAGCAGATGGCCATGCTCCAAGGCCTACTGATTGCAGCTATCAAGGGAGACGCAAAAGCGGCCAAAGTCCTAATCGACATCCTTGGGGAGGATAACAAGCCTGCCGCTGAGGGGGTGCAGATAATCGATGACATCTAAACGGATATCGGAGATTATCTCCCCTGTATTTGTGGACAGCCACCGGGCCATCAAGTCCGGCGACATCAATGAACTGGTGGAGAAGGGCGGGCGTGGCTCTACCAAAAGCTCCTTCATCTCTGTCGAGCTGATTTTGCTCCTTTTGAAAAACCCCAACTGCCATGCGGCCGTCCTCCGCAAGGTGGGCAACACCCTGCGTAACTCAGTTTACGCTCAGGTTACCTGGGCCATCGCAGAGCTGGGCCTGTCCCATCTGTTTCGCTGCACCATGAACCCCATGGAATGCGTCTATCAGCCAACCGGCCAGAAAATCATGTTCTTTGGCCTAGACGACCCCGGGAAATTGAAGTCCATCAAGGTGCCCTTTGGCTACATTGGCATTGGCTGGTTTGAGGAGCTGGACCAGTATGACGGCCCGGAGCAAATCCGCAACGTGGAGCAATCCATCTTCCGCGGCGGCCCATACTCCTTCTGTTTCAAAAGTTTCAACCCTCCCGCCATGAGCCGCAACTGGGCCAACCAGTACGCCTTGGAGAGCAAGCCTGGGAAGCTGGTACATCATTCCACGTATTTGACTACCCCGCCGGAATGGCTGGGAGAGCGGTTTTTGGCAGATGCCGACCATCTGAAGCATACCAATGAGACCGCCTACCGGCATGAATACCTTGGAGAGGTAGTAGGCTCTGGCAACGCCGTCTTCGACAACTTGAAGATGGAGACCATCGAGGACAAGGCCATCAAGGCCATGGACTACCACTATTTCGGGCAAGACTGGGGCTGGTATCCCGACCCCAACCAGTTCGTCGGATGTTCTTATGATAGTACATCAAAAATTCTATACATCTACGAAGAATTTCGTGGAAATAGACAATCAAACTCTGAGTGGGCGGAGAAAATCAAGCACCACATGGATGACCTCATCATGGCAGACCCCGGCTCCGGGGGCGACAGGAACGTAGCGGACTTCAAAGCCTTTGGCTTCCGCATGCGCGAGGCCAAGAAGGGCCCCGGCAGCGTGGCCTACGGTATCCGGTGGCTGCAATCCCTGAGCGCCATCGTCATTGACCCAGAGCGTTGTCCGGCTACCGCCAAAGAGTTCTCTGAGTACGAGTATGAGAGGGACCCCAAGACCGGCGAGGTGCTGGAGGGCTATCCCGACGCCGCCAATCACAGCATAGACGCCGTCCGCTACGCCATGGAGCCGATTTGGAAGAGGAGGGGCAAGTAATGAGAAAATGGCTTCTCGAAAAATTCTTGCCCGCCTGGGCCAAGGACTCCATATATAAAGAAAACGCCCAGCTCCGGGCCAAAATCGCCTCCCTGGAGGCCGAAAAGCGGGAACTGGAAGCCTATATCGACGGTGTGGGCGACGCCCTGCGTGTCCTCCGCCGGGGAATCAACATCAGAAATGAGGTGAGCGCCAATGAGCATCCTGTCAGCGATTAGAACCGCATACGGCTATGAGGACGCCTTTGGCGCCAAAGACTCCACCACACAGGAGATGCGCAGCGCAATCGAGGAGTGGTTCGCCCTCTACTACAACAGAGAAGCCACCAAAGACGAAGACCCTTGCCAGCGCATCGCCTATACCATTGTTAATAAGCTGACCAAAACAGCTTTTGGGGAATACAAGGCAACTTCTGAGGACGATTTCGCCCAGGCTGTCTTGGATGCTCTGGACTCCCGCAAGCGCAAGGCCATGCAGCTGGCCCTCATCGGAGGAGAGGCCCTCATTAAGCCCTTCCCGTCTGCATCCGGCAGCTTCGCCTTCAGCATCATCCCCCGCAACAACATCCTGGTATTCGGCCGGGACGCAGAGGGCAGGCCCACCGACATCGGCACAGCAGAGCGCACCATCCAGGGCAACAGCTATTACACCCTGCTGGAGCGCCGGACGGTGGACGACAAGGGCTACCTCACCCTCCGCAACAGGCTCTACGTATCGGAGACCCCCGGCACGTTGGGCCGGCCGGTGAGCCTACAAGCTCTGCCCCGCTATGAGGCGCTCCACGAGGAGTACACCTATCCCGTCCCGCTCCATGGGTTGGGCCTGGCCCTCCTCAAGACCCCCTTGGAGAACTGTGTGGACGGCACCCATGACGGTGTCAGCGTCTATGCCCCGGCCGTGGGCCTCATCCACAACATTGACCGGAACGAAGCCCAAATCAATGGAGAGTTCGAGCGGGGAAAAAGCCGCATCATCGTGTCGGATGACCTCCTCCGCAAAGGCCATGATGGGCGCCGCAGGTTGGTTGATGATATTTTTGTGGGCGGCGGCGATGAGAACCCGGAAGACCTCAAGCCCATCATCTTCTCCCCGGAACTCCGGGAAAAGAGCTTCCTGGCCCGCAAGCAGGAATACCTCCGCAATGCCGAGAACATCATCGGCCTCAAGCGGGGCCTGCTGTCTGAGGTGGAAGCCGCTGAGCGCACGGCGACAGAGGTCACCAGTTCCGCCGGCGACTACAACCTCACCATAATCGATTTTCAGTCCATGTGGGAGGTGGCGGTCAAGGAGGCAGTCCTCATCTGCGGCATCCTCGGCCCCATGTACCGGGTCCCGGGCGCCCACGAGGTAGACCCGGATGGAATCTCCATCGATTGGGGCAACGGCATCCTTTATGACGAGGATAAGACCTGGAGCGATTACCTCAATATGGTATCCTCCGGTTTGCTCAAACCCGAAATTGCCCTGGGCTGGCGCTTCGGGGTGCCCGCGGAGACGGAGGGCGACCTGGCCGCAATTCGCAAGAAATACATGCCCACCTTGCAAGATGAGGCGGACGCCAGGGGAGAGGACGGATGAAAATTAACATTCCAGGCTCCCTCCCCGGCCTGAACAATCTGATTGAGGCAGAGCGTGCCCACCGGCAGCGAGGAGCCGCCCTCAAGAGGGACGCTCAGATGTTGGTAGAGTATGAGCTCTCCGGCCAGATAGACCGGCCCCTGCGAGAGCCCGTGACCATGCATTATACATGGGTGGAGCGGGACAGACGGCGGGACAAGGACAATATCAGCTCATTCGGGCGCAAGGTCATTCAGGACGCCCTGGTTGCCATGGGAGCCCTCCGCAATGACGGCTGGGCCAACATAGATGGCTTTACCGACAGTTTCTCTGTCGACCCGGACGACCCCCGCATCGAAATTGAGATAGAGGAGGCCCCGAAAAATGCTCACACCCGCACAAATCGAAGGCCTCCGAGAAGCCGCCGGAAGGCTGACTGACCCCATCACTGAGTACATCATCCGGGATGTAGCCAGGCGGGTATCCAAGGCCGGCAAGATGACCTCTACGGCCGCCTACCAGCTCTGGAGGGCCCGGGAGATGGGCGCCGCCATGGAGGAACTGGAGGCCTTCCTACAAGAACAGCTAGGCCTCACTCAGCAGGAGGTTAAGGGGCTGTTCCAGCAGGCCGCACAACACGGCTACGACTTGGACGTTAAGCGTCTCGGAGCTACCACAGCTCCGGCCTTTGAGCAGAATCTGGCCCTCCAGCAGATTGTGGAGGCCTCTGTGGAGCTCGCAGGGCCTCAGCTGCTGAACATCGTCCAGACCAAGGCCCTCGGGTTCGTCTGCCCTGATGGGCAGGTCATGGCCCTGGAGAACGCCTATTACCGCACCCTGGACGTTGCCTACTCCCTGACAGCCTCCGGCGCCTGCGACTACAACACGGCCGTCAGGCGGGCCTGCGATGGCCTCTGTTCCGGCGGCATCAAGACGGTTACTTACCAGAGCGGCCAGACGGCCACGCTGGAAGCGGCGGTTCGCAGGTGCGTCATGGGTGGCCTGGGCCTGATGCAGGAACAGATAGCCCAGCGTACGCACGATGACCTTGGCTGCGACGGATGGGAGATTACCGCCCACGCCAACAGCGCCCCCGACCATGAGCCCATCCAGGGCAAGCAGTACTCCGACAGGGAATACCAGGCCCTGAACGACAGCCTCCAGCGCCGCATCGGCACTCTGAACTGCGGCCACGCCGCCTTTGGCATCATCCTGGGCGTCAGCTCCCCTCAGTATTCCAACGCTGAGCTGGCCCGGTTTCGGGCAGACAATGAGAAGGGCTTTGAGTACGAGGGCCGACACTACACTGGCTATGAGGCCACGCAGATGCAGCGGAAGCTGGAGCGGGCCATTCGGAAGCAGAAAAACCAGGTCATCGCCTCCAGAGAGACCGACAACACCGACTGGCAGCGGCAGTCCCGCTCCAAGCTGACCATTCTGAGGCAGCGATACCGGGATTTCAGCAAGGCCGCCGGCCTCATCCAGCAGAACGAGCGCACATTCGTCTCCGGTTTCTCCGGCAGATGAGGCCTGGTATACCGCCTGGTATACCAACCGGTTACCACCCGGTAAACCCAGTATAGGTAAGTATAGGTAAGTTAAGAGAAGATAAGAAAAGAGCAGGTAAGGCAAGGTAAGAAAAGTGTCCCTGGACAGTCCGTGGACGTGTCCAGGACAGTCCAGGACGGAGTGTGGACAGTCCAATGGACATCCTCCTGCAGAGAAAGAAGAAGATAAAGATAAAGACTAAGAAGACTCTATTGGGGCTACCGCCCCTGTGGGCTCTGCCCACCCTCGCCCGTTGATTACGGGATACCCCGTTTTCATATTTTCGATACCCCAAATACCATATTTGCCCAGCTCAGGCGTAAAAGGGAGCGGCCGCAGGTGGAGCGACCACCGTCATCAAAAGCGTAGCGGAGATAGGAGACATCATGAAGCGCGAATTTCTCGAAAACCTCAAAATCGGCGACCAGCCCCTGAGCAAGGAGGCCATCGACGCCATCATGCAGGAGAACGGGCGGGACATCGAGGCCGCCAAGAAGCCCTTTTCAGACTATGAGTCCATCAAGACCCAACTGGCCACCGCTACCGAGGGCCTCAAGGCCTTCGAGGGCGTGGACATCAAGGACTTGCAGGGCCAGGTGGCCAAGCTGACCAAAGACCTCTCCGACCAGGCGGACGCCCACAAGGCGCAGCTGGCCGACATGGCCTTCGACGGTGTTCTCAAGGACGCCATCACCGCCGCCAAGGGCCGCAACGCCAAGGCTATCGCCGCCCTGCTGGACGTGGATAAGCTCAAGGCCAGCAAGGACCAGACCGCCGACATCAAGGCTGCTCTGGAGGCCCTCAAGAAGGACAGCGGCTACCTGTTCGAGAGCGAGCAGGAGACGCCTCCTCCCTACGCCCCCGGAACTGGCACCAACGGTGGAGGCGGCAGCCTCACCGGCGATGACGCCCTTCGCGCAGCCTTTGGGCTCTCCACCGGCGGCAAGAAGTAAGTAACCACCCCCCTCCACACGCAGAAAGGAGCATGAAATATGCCTAACGTAATCGAACTGGCCAAGCAGTTTGTACCCCTTCTGGACGAGACGTATCAGAACGCCTCCCTGACCTCTGACCTGGACGGCGCCGCTGAGCTGGCCCGCCAGGGTGCCAACGCCAACGAGCTCATCATCCCCATGCTCTCTATGCAGGGCCTGGCCGACTACTCCCGCAACAGCGGCTACGTGGACGGCGACGTTTCCCTGACCAACGAGACGGTGAAGTGCAACTTCGACCGGGGCCGGATGTTCAGCGTGGACACCATGGATAACCTGGAGACCGCCGGCATCGCCTTTGGCCGGCTGGCCGGGGAGTTCATCAGGACGAAGGTTGTCCCAGAGCTGGACGCCTTCCGCTTCGCCTGCTATGCTGGCAAGTCCGGCATCTCCAAGGTCGCTACGGGTGCTACCCTGGCCGATGGTGCCACCGTCCTCAAGGCCATCCGGGCCGCCAACGACCAGATGGATGAGGATGAGGTTCCCCAGGAGGGCCGCTACCTCTACATCACCCCCACCCTGATGGGCATGGTTCAGGACCTGGACACCACCAAGAGCCGGGAGGTGCTGAGCAACTTCGCTAAGCTGGTGAAGGTGCCCCAGACCCGGTTCTATACCGCCATCGAACAGAAGAGCGGTAAGGTGACCGGCTCCGGTGACAGCACCGTTGACGAGACTGCCGGCGGCTATGTCAAGGCGGCTGCGGCCAAGGATATCAACTTCATGATTATCCACAAGGCCGCCGTCATCCAGTTCCCCAAGCACATCGCCCCCAAGATTATCACCCCCGAGGCCAACCAGGATGCAGACGCTTACAAGTTCGGCTACCGCAACGTCGGTATCGCCGACCTGTACCAGAACAAGCTGGCCGGCGTCTACCTCCACCACAAGGCGTAAGGAGGGCACTATGGGCAGGATTATCGGTCTCACCTTCCCCGTCGACGAGGCGGGGGAGGGCTCTGCCAAGACCGCTGAGGAGTACATCTGCCCCCATTGCGGCAAGGTGTATAAGTCCAAGGCGAGCCTGAGCAAGCATATCAACGACAAGCATTTCGGGACTGCTGAGGACCAGGACTGATGGAAAGGAGCCGCCATGGTTTGTTATGAATTCTACCGCACCACCTACCGGGGCGGCTCCATCTCTGCGGAGGACTGGCCGGGCTACGAGGCCCGTGCGGAGGCCCAGGTCGCGTTTTACGAGCGCACCTATACCGTGGGCTACCCCGGGCCAGAAAGCCGCCAGAAGGCCGTCTGTGCGCTCGCTGAGGCCATGCAGAGCATCGACCTCATCCTCAACGGGGAGGGTGGCCCTGTGTCCTCTGTGAGCGTGGGGAGCGTCTCCACGTCCTACGGCGGCGCTGCGAGCTCCGCAATCGATGTCTCCCCCGCCGGACAGGCCCGGGAGCTGTATCGGACGGCCAGGCTCTACCTGGACATCTATCGGGGGGTGGGCTGATGTTGCATATCAAGCGACGCTCTCCCATTGACTACCGGCTCTGCAACCAAGTGGTGACCATCTACCACTGGGACGGCAAGGACAAGTACACCCGGCAGGTTGTGCGCAATGCCTTCCTCGACTTCCGCAAAAACCAGAACGTCAATAAGACCGGCAGCCATGAGGTCAACAGCTTTCTGTTGGTCATTCCCACGGACAAGGTCATTGTGTTTCCCAAGGACAAGATTTTGCAAGGCGAGGGCCCAGAAATTGCAACGCGGGAAGCCTGGAGCGGGTTCAACCCGGCCAACGTCCCAGGGCTGGTGGTGGTCAAGTACGTTGACCCCAAGTACTGGTACGGCAAGCTGGTTCATCTGGAGGCGGGAGGATGAATGTACGACTGGATATGCGGCCCGCCCAGCACGTTGTTGACAGGTTGGGGTTGGCGGGGGATGGAGATGCCCAGCGCTGGTGGACGCATGAGGTACACAGGCGGATGCTCCGCTACATGCCATACCGGACAGGCACCACATCGGGCAGGTTGACCCACCAGCGCAGTCCGACGCAGCTGGAGACAGCCGCACCCTACGCCCGGATGCTCTACAACGGCGTTGCTCCATCGGGCAAGGCTATCAAGTACACCAAAGAGCACAACCCGGAGGCCGGTCCGTTCTGGGATAGGCGCCTGATGGCAGCGGAGGGTAAGCAAATGGCCAAAGACCTGCAGCGGTACGTCAAGTATAGGAGGGGGAGCCATTGACAGCACTTGAAAAAATGAGAGACTTCGTAGGCAGTTACCCCGGCGCTGACATCCTCAGCGAGTTCAGGATTGACTACACCGACCAGATACCGTCCAACGGCGGGCTGTTTCCATCCGGGCTGGTAGAGATTTCCCGCAGGAGCGACATCCTGGGCAATGCCACTGTCACCAATCAGTACAATTTCGGGCTGTACTGCAACCTTGAGCGGGCGCCAGGGGACGATGTCCAAGCGACCATCAATGCCGACTGGCTGATGGGCTTCCAGGAGTGGGTCCAGGCTCAGAGTATTCAGGGGCTTGCCCCCGTATTCGGGGATGACCCAAAGCGGGAGCACATTATCGCACAGAACGGTGTCCTGTACGGCGCTGAGGATGATGGCATCGCAACCTATATGGTGCAACTCTCCGTCCAATTCGTAAAATTATTCCAAACAACCGACCCGTGGTTCAGATAGGAGGAAAATATGAGCTATAAATTCAAGACGCCCGCCGGCCAGACCATCGACCGGAAGCTGTACCTGGTCTGCGGCAACTACGGCACTTCCGCCGCCCCCGAGTGGGGCAAGCTGGGCAAGCGTGTCGAGGACAGCTCCGCCGAAATGGACTGGGGCGAGGAGACCAAGAAGGACATCCTGGGGGACACCTACACCACCATGAAGACCCCCACCATCTCCCAGCCCTTCGACCCCTGCGAGCTGGACAGCGGGGATGAGTACCAGCAGAAGGTGTGGCAGCTGGCCGTGGTGGACCAGGACGCCCCTGCCCTCTGCAACCAGGACTTGCTCCGCATCCACCTGTATGCTCAGGACGAGCAGGGCCGGGCCTTTGCTGAGCGATATCCGTCCAGCATGGTAAAGCCCACCGGCCTGGGCGGCGAGGGCGGCGGCACTCTGACCATGCCCATCGATGTGACCTTTGGCGGCATCCGTGAGGTAGGCACCGCTTCTGTCGCTGCGGATGGCACCATCACCTTCACCCCGGCGACGGCGGCCGCTGCTGATTGAAGTAAACCAAGGGCGAGGCGGGCGAAACGATAACGCCCGCCGCCCCCTACCTATTAAATAAGGAGGATTACCATGGCGACTCAGAAACTCAATTTTGACGATGGCCTTCTGCGGCTGGACATCAACGGCAATGGCCTTCTGACCTTCAACCCCTCTGACTTCAACGTGTTTGAGCGGTTCTTTCAGCTGGCAAAGGAGCTGCCCGAAATCGAAAAGAAGTATGTCTCCGAAATTGAGGAGGCGAGCACGGGCAACGACCCGGACGATACTCAGATTTTTGAGCTGGCAGGTCGGGAGCTGGAGCGGGCTAAGGCCATCGACAGCGACATCAAGCGCCGCCTGGGCGATGTTTTCGGCCCCGGCAATGACTTCGACAAGTTGCTGGGCGGGGTCAACGTCATGGCCCTGGGCGGCAATGGGGAGCGGGTCATCACGAACTTGCTCAACGCCCTGGCCCCCTACATCGAGAACGGCGTCAATGACCATGTGACCAGCGCTGCATCCGCTGCCAAAGCCAACAGGGCTCAGCGCCGGGCGATGCAGCGCAATGGTTCCAAGGGCAGGGTGAACAAGCTGTGACCGGGTGGGGCCTACCCGAGACCGTCTGTGTAGGCGGCCTTGAATACCAGATAAATGCGGACTACCGGGACATTCTGGAGGTCATCGAGTACCTCCAGGCCCCCGGGATGGACGATGTGACCCGCCGGTACGTGGCGATGTCCCTATTTTACGAGGGCTTCGACGCCATTTCCCGCTCTGACTATGGGGAGGCTATGGAAGAAATGCTCCGGTTCATCAACCTGGGAGAGGACCCGGAGGACGGGATGCCTCAGCCCAAGACCATCGACTGGGAGCAAGACCGCACAATCATCGCCTCTGAGGTCAACAAGGTGGCGGGCCTGGATGTCCGTGGGCTGAAGTTCCTGCATTGGTGGACATTCATGGGCTTTTTCGGGGCCATCGGTGAGGGGCAGCTCTCGATGTTGGTTTCCATCCGTGAGAAGCGCCGGAAGGGCAAAAAGCTGGAAGACTGGGAGCGGGACTACTACCGGAGGAATGTCCACCGGGTAGAGTTCCGGAAGAAATATACGGAAGCAGAAGAGGCAATCGCAGACGCATGGGGCATCTGACAGCGAGGTGAGGATATGGCGAGAGGGGCTGCCGACGGGCACGTAATTATTGATACTGCGCTCAACAATAAGGGCTTTGTAAAGGGTTTGGGCCTGATGAAGAAGCAGGTAGGTGGCCTCCAATCCGCTGTAACCAAGCTGGGCGGAGCCATCGCCGCTGCTTTTGCCGTAAAGGCGATAGTCGATTTCGGCCGGAAAGCTGTTGAAATCGGTTCCAATATCGCCGAAGTCCAGAATGTGGTGGATGTCTCCTTCGGGGAGCTGACCTATAAGGCGGAGGAGTTTGCCAACACCGCTATCACGCAGTTTGGTATGAGCACCCTGGCCGCCAAAAAGACGGCCAGTACATATATGGCCATGGCAAAAGGGATGGGCGTGGCCAGCGATGAGGCCTCCGATATGGCCATTACCCTGGCTGGCCTGAGTGGAGACGTGGCCTCTTTCTTCAACACCAGCCAGGAGCTCGCAGATATCAAGCTGAAAAGCGTATTTACAGGCGAAACGGAGACCTTGAAAGACCTAGGCGTGGTTATGACCCAGGACAACCTCAAGGCATATGCCCTATCCAAGGGTATTACCAAGTCCTATGAGGCTATGGGGCAGGCGGAGAAGGTGGCCCTGCGCTATCAGTTCGTCCTGGACAGCCTGGCTCTGGCCAACGGAGACTTTGCCCGCACTCAGAACAGTTGGGCCAACCAGACACGCATCCTGCAAATGCAGTGGCAGGAGTTCATGGGCATCCTGGGCCAGTCAATCATCCGGGTGCTCAAGCCGGTTGTCATATGGCTCAATACCATGGTTGCCCGCCTGATTACGTTGGCAGAGGCGTTTAACAGAGCGACGGAAGGCCTTGATGCGGGCTCCGCACAGGCTGAACAGGCAGAAGCAACAAGTTCCGCCATCGCCGCATCCGTCAAAGGCCAGAACGAACTGACCGATGCAGTAACCGACACGGCCAAAGCACAGAAAAAGGCTCTGGCCGGGTTTGATGAAATAACTCAGCTGGCCTCCGATACGGCAGGCTCCATTGGTGACATGGGGGCAATCGGCGGGCTGGATGCCGGAACAATACCAGTCCCGGAGATGAAGGCCCCTGAGCTGACCCAACCCGAGTTCAAATCCTGGGGAGAGGCCTTCGATGGCTTCCTGGATGTGGTCATCGACAAGGGTATTCCTAAGCTCAAAGGCGGCTTGGAGAGCTTCGCGGGGTGGCTCAATGGCTTCACCGGAAAAGTTTACGAAATGTTCACATTTCCGGGCGTGTCCGATAAGATGGAGACCGTGGGCGATAACCTGGCCGACGCGGCGAACAACATGGTCCTCAAAATCGACTGGTATAAGCTCGGAGGCGCCCTTGGAGCGGGACTCAACCTGGCCCTGCTGCTTCTGGTAAGCTACATCTATGGATTCGACTGGCTGGAGCTGGGAAGCTCTCTGGCCACCTCCGTCAACGGGGCCGTGGAAGAAATCAACTGGCAGGCCGTTGGCAGATATATGTTCGCGGGAATCAAAATAGCGCTGGAGATGGCCGCCGGCTTCGTCCTCGGGCTGGACATGCCACAGCTCGCTACGGCTGCAAGCAACCTGGTTATAAGCTTCTTCGATGCCATGACAGAAACTGTTTATGGCGTTGATTGGGGACAAATAGGAGCACAAATCGGGATATTCCTCAGCAATGTTGACTGGTTTGGCATCATAAATTCCGTCATGGTTGCAATTGGCAACATCGTTGTGGAAGGAATCAGGATGATTGGCGGGATGATTGCAAACAGCTCCCCGGAAATTCTTCTCGCAATCGGAGCGCTGATAGCTGCTGTGATGCTAGGGGTTCCGGCTATGCTGAGCGGGTTCCCTGCCATCGTAGTCGCCGGGATTGTGGCCGTAATCGCCGCAATCTGGGCAAAAAAGGATGAAATTCTCGACGTATGCAAAAATATCCTGTTTGGAATCCAAGCCGTATTTTCTGGTATACCAGACTGGTTCCGCACTAAATTTACCGAGGCCTGGACGGCGGTAAAAAATGTTTTCTCAAAGGGTGGGCAAATTTTCAACGGCATCAAGGAGGGGATACTCTCCGGACTGAAGGCTGTGGTAAATGCGCTCATAACTGGCATCAACAAGGTCGTTTCGATACCATTTAATGGTATAAACAGCGCCCTGCGAGGAATCAAGAGCGTAAATATCCTGGGCCTCAAGCCCTTCGACTGGATAAAAGAAATCAGCGTCCCTCAGATACCGCATTTGGCCAAAGGCGCCGTCATCCCTCCCAACCGGGAGTTTATGGCGGTTCTGGGCGACCAAAACCGGGGCAACAACATCGAGACCCCGGAGGATTTGCTCCGCAAGATTTACCGGGAGGAGAGCGGCGGGGCCAACGCAGAGGTTCTCTCCATCCTCCAGGCCATTCTGGAAGCCATCCGGGATGGCAAGGTGCTGATGGTCGATAAGCGGCAACTGGGCAAGGTGGTTCAGGAGACCCTGGGTCAGATGGCCCGGGCATCGGGTACGGCGGTACTGCAACTGTAAGGAGGCGGGGAAGGCATGAAGGCTATTTTCAAGGTAGGCGACAAGGACTTTACCCGCTTCCTGGAGGAGGGCGGCATCAAGTGGTCTCGCAACGACGTCGACAGCGAGCTGACCAAACGCTCCAAGCTGACTGCTAAGATGTACCGCAAGCGGCTGGCCACCAAGCGCAAGCTCTCCATTACCTGCAAGCGGATGACCACGGCAGAGGTGCATGAACTCAACCAGGCCATCCTACCCGAAAAGATTTCGGTCACCTATCTCGACCCGCTGGAGGGGCAGGTGGTCACCAAAGAGTTCTACGGAAGCTCTGTGGACGCCACCACGCAGATTTCAATGGGCGACGAGACCTATTGGGATGGTGTCGGTTTCAACATCATCGAGATGTAAGGGGTGAGGGTATGCAACCCACCAGCGCACTGCACAAGTCAATATTCGCCTCTTTCCCGGCCTGCGACATGGACTACAAAATGGTTGTCTCCGGCACTGAGTACGGCCGGGACGCAATCGAGGCCATCAGTACTCCCGTTGACCTCTACCCGGTCTCTGGGGCCGTCTGTGGCCGCTGTGTATGCCGGGAGATTGACGCGGACATCCGGCTGGCAGAGGGAGCTTCCATCCCCCGGGCCGCTGAGGTCAAGGTAGAAGTCCGCATGGTCACCCGGGACAGGAGCGGGACGATTACGCAGGCGGCGGAGTGGCTGCCCAAGGGCACCTATTATATCGATACCCGCTCCCCGGATACATTTGGTGAGGTTCTCTCCATCCACGGCTACGACGCCTTGTATAAGGCCAACAAGCCCTACCGGCAGGACGGAGACATCGGGGAGTGGCCCCGCTCCATGGCGGATGTCGCTGCGGAGATTGCGGAGCGCCTGGGAGCGGAACTGGACAGCCGGACGGACATCAACTCCAGCTACATGATGGAGTATCCCAATGACCTCACCATGGCGGAGGTGCTGGGCTACATCGGAGCCGCCCATGCCTCCAACTGGATTATGACCGACGCCGGGGCGCTGCGGATGATTTCTATCATTCCCGGAGCGCCGGTGGCCGACATCGGGCAGGAGATGATTGACTGGAGCTGCCCACCCGCTCTGGACGCCTATACCGGCGTGACTATCTGGTGGGATGACGAGCACGCCTTCACCGCCGGCGACAACACCGGTCGAATGCTGGAGGTGGATTGCCCCTGGGCCACGCAGGACATGGCGGGCAACATCCTCTCTGCCATCGAGGGATACGCCTACCAGCCCTATGAGGCCATGGAGGCGGCCCTCGACCCGGCGGTGGAGCTTGGGGACGGTATCACCGCCAACGGCATTACGTCTGTTGTAGGCTCCTACGATATGCAGTACAACGCCCTCCAGATGTCTACCATCTCCGCTCCGGGGGATAGGGATGAAGACCATGAGCTGGGCGACTACCAGGGCCCAACGGCCCGGCAGATGGCCCGCAAGGTCACCCTGGGGAGTTACTACTACGGGGCCTCCATTACCAGGGAGAAGGGCCTGCAAATCCAGAAGACGGACGGGGAAACCGTCATCGGGGAGACCATTCTCAACAGCGACATGTTCGCCATGCGGGCGCTCATTGATGGCCAAATGGTCGACTGCATCTACTTCGACCCCGTGGCCGGCCGCTACCGCCTGGCTGGCAACGTCATCATTGACGGCGGGCTCACTGTGGAGACCCTCTATGCTGAGCGGGGCGACATCGCGGAGTTGACGGTCGACTGGCTCGATACCTCCCGCAAAATCAGCCGCTATCTGGCGCAGGATACCTCCATGGACAACCACATCGTAGCCCACGGCCAGAGCATCAAGATGATTACGGCGACGGTCAAGATGGGCGATGATGGCCAGCCCTTGACCACTCAGCTCTCCAACAGGTACGGCAAACCTCTGTTCTGGCAGAAGGACATAGCCGGGGCAACTATCCAGGACGGGTATCCGTGGGTGGACGGGGAGCAAATTATGACCACCGCGGACGATACCGGGTTCCCGGTCATCGTGTACCAGTACCACAACTCCACCAAGCGGGAGATGTCCTTCGATTCCTCCGCTGCCAGGATACCGTATGACAGCTACGGCTCCGGCTTTGGCGATGCGGCAGACCCGGACAGGGGCAAGGGATTCATTCAGAAGGGGCTGGACAGCTTCGATTTGTGGTTCCTGACGGGGGCAGGCGAGAAAAACGGCATCTTTATCGGAAACGATTACGTCGAGATTCGGGGCCTGCGTAAGACCACGGCCATGGATTTCTCCATGTGGGACTCCGGGGCGTTTTCTGAGATGCTGGAGGGCGGGAGCTCCGCATCCTACGGGGTGGAGTTCGACTCCAAAGGCCGGCCGGTAAAGATTACGGACAGCGATGGGCACGAAACTGCGATTACCTGGTAGGAGGCATCATGGATTACGACAAAAACAGTTTCCTGGCGGGTATTGCGGTCGGCCGCCAGCTCAAAGGTTGGGCATCCGGCGGAGGCGGGGAGCGGCCCATTGAGCCTGTCAATTATGATATGCTGAAAAGCAGAATTGACGGAACCTTGCATCTCTCTGTTGAAAGCGACTGCGAGGAAGTAGTAGAAAGTGCTTTTTATCACTGTGGCAAGTTACCGTCTGTTTCTCTTCCAAATGCGAAGAAAATAGGAGCCAGCGCCTTCGATACGTGTGCAGAACTTACTTCTGCAAATATGCCATCTGTTACCGAAATTGGGAGTTTCGCATTTAGGGGGTGTGGCGCACTTACAAACGTGCAAATTCCGATTGTGGAGTCAATCGGAGAGGGTGCATTTTCAGGCTGCGGGCCAATAGGGAATTTGAGACTGCCTGAACTTCTCACCATTGGGATGGATGCGTTTTACACTGCTGGGCTTACCGGTATATACGCGCCAAAGGCTACGAGAGTTTTAACCCGCTCGTTTCAGAAATGCGAAAGCCTTACGGAAGTAGACTTGCCATCTGCAACAAGTATTTTGGGATATGCGTTCGATGGTTGCACCGCCCTCAAAACGGCAAATATTCCGATGGCGAGTGGAACGCCGGTATACGGATTTAGAGGCTGTACTGCGCTTGAGAAGGTGTTCGCACAGCGCAGTACAACGATAGGGAATTATGGCTTCCAGGGATGCAGTTCGCTAACTGCCATTATAATCCGCGATTTTGATTCTGTTGATTTGACACCCCCGGTATCAATAGGAGCGCTTGCCTTTGGCGGGACTCCTATGCTGCCCCAGGGTTCCGGGGGATACTTTTACGCTCCATCCGCAAGCATCGAGGCATTCAAGGATATTACTGCGTGGAAATCGTATTACAACGCTGGCAAATTCCGCGCCATTGAAGATTACCCCGGAGTTCTGGATTAGAAAGGAGGGCGACCATGAAGGAAATCAGAGCGACCCCCGGCAGCTCCATTCCCATCGGGCGTTGCGGCGAAAATCTGGCCCGCACCGTGCTCTTTGACATCGCCGCATGGGTGGGCATGTACAGTTCCGGGACGGCCCAGCTCATCCATCAGCGGCCCGGCGAGGAGGCCCCTTACCCCTGCAACGTGGAGACGGAAGGGAGCGATATCCGGTGGCCCGTCCTGTCCACGGACACGGCCATCCCGGGCGACGGCAAAGCTGAGCTGCAGTACATCGTGGGCGACCAAATCGTAAAGAGCTGCACCTTCCAGACCTTCGTTTCGGAGGCCCTATCCGCCCCGTCTGAGAGCCCACCTGAGCCGTCCAAGCCGTGGGTGGACAAGGTACTTGCGGCTGGAGAGGCGGCCACTGAGGCGGCCGGAGAAGCTCAGGATGCGGCCTCCAGGGCAGAGGAGGCGGCCCGCAAGGCAGAGCTGGCAACGGGCACTCTGGAGATTGGCGACGGTTTGAAATGGGTAGGCCAGAAGCTCACTGTGGACACCGCTGATGCCGTTCAGCATGACAACACCAAGCCCATTACCAGCGCAGCAGTTTACACGGAAATTGGCAACATCGAGGCCCTTTTGGCCGCAATCTGAGGAGGGATTTTCATGGACATTTACGAAAAGAACGCCGAAATTATCGCCCTGCGTGACCGTCTGTGGGCAAAGGTCGCAGACCTCGGCCTGGTAGACCCGCACGAGGAACCCAGGCTGGAAGTGGCCGTCAAGGCCGTGGAATCTATCGCCAAGTGCTATGTGGCAACCGGCGATTCCGTTTGATGAAAGAGAGGGAATACCATGAGCATTCAGACCGAAATTACCAGGCTCCAGGGACTCCGCAATCAACTGAAGGACAAGGTCGTTGGCCTCGGTCTCGCTGAGGCCGCCGCCGTCTCCGACCTGGAGAATGCCGTCAACGCAGTCGATGGCATCGTCAAGCGGGGCGCCGTGGCAGGCTCCATCGCCGCCAAGGATGAGGAGTACGCTGTCCCCGCCGGCCTCCATGACGGACAGGGCAAGGTGGGCATCGCCGCCGCCGAGAAGGACAAGATTGTGCCCGGGAATATCAAGGCCGGGGTCAATATCCTGGGCGTGGAAGGCACCTATTCCGGAGCTGGTGCGAAGCTCCAGAGCAAGGCTGTCACCCCCACCAAGGCGGCGCAGGATGTCACCGCCGATGAAGGATACGACGGCCTGAGCAAGGTCTCCGTGGCCGCAATCCCGGACGATTACCAGGATGTTTCCGGGGTCACCGCCACCGCTGCGGACGTGCTGGCCAACAAGATTATCGTGGGTGCGGACGGCGCTCAGGTGGCCGGTGCGATGCCAAATAACGGGGCGGCAACCATCATGATTGATGGCCTGTCTGCCATTTCCGCAATCATCCCAGCCGGCTACCACAACGGCTCCGGAATGGTCGCCCTGACGGAAGATATTGAGGCCATGTTGGCCCAAATCTAAGTGCAAAAGGAGGACAATGCGATGAGCGTTAAGACTGAGATTGAGAGGCTGGAGAGTGCCAAAAGCGCTCTCGCAGCCTCTATTGAGGGCAAGGGAGTCGCCGTTCCGGCGGGCACAAAAATTGATGAGATGGCGGCCCTGGTTGACCAGATTCAGACGGGCGGAGGAGGGGGCGGCCCATCATACGATGATGATGTATCTGGTATGGTCAAGTGCGAATGGGAGAACTACGGAAGCGCACTGGGCGAACTTCCAACAGTTCCATCCAATATAAAATTTTTCCGCTGGGGAAAAGTGGTTTGTCCCTACTACCCGGGCTACTTCCAGCTGTTTTGGCTGGTGAAATGGGATGGGCCTAATGCACCGATGCCCAATCAGATGGTGTATTGGTCGAACACCTACGACGGTGGCAATAAGGCCTATTTTGGGGGTTGCCGACCGGGAAACAGCCTGTTTATTAAGCCGTTCGGAAACCCGCCTGAGCCTGGTTTTCCGCTTGATTATTACATCGGCGGCATAGAGTATGCGGACTAATGGGAGGCGGTCTAAATGTACGTTGACGTTGAGCTTATCAATGGTGCCGCGAAGCTCCTGGGCTCTCTCGTGGCGCTGGGCGGGGCCCTGATTGCCCTCTATAAATTCTGGGAGCGGGACAGGAAGCAGAGCAAAATCATCAAGTCCATCCAGAGTGAGCAGACGCTCCTGTGCTACGGCATCAAGGCGTGTTTGCAGGGTCTGGCAGAGCAGGGCTGCAATGGCCCGGTGCATGAGGCGTTGGAAAAATTGGATAAGCACCTGAACCAGAAGGCCCATCAGGAGGTGCCGGAATGAGCGCCGCTGTTGCGGTGCTCCTGGTGGTCGCGGGGATGATTTTCGGGGCGTTGGCTATGGGAAAACGCTCACAGCCGGCCTCCAAAGCGAGGAAGAAAAGCAGCTGCGGTAAGCGGGTCACAGCATCCAAAATCATCGCCATCGGAGTGCTGTTTACGGACGCCACGGCCACCTATGCAGTGCTGTATCTGTGCTACCTCTCCATCACCCGGGACTACATGGGAGCCCTGCCGTACCTGTCCGCCCTGATAGCTTCTCTGCAAGCGGCCACGGGGTACGTGTTGGGGCATTACTTCAAGAAGTCCGCCGCCGAAAACGCCAAAGGCGGCATTACATACGATGCAATCTTCGGGACTTCGGCAGACGAATCAGACGCTATTTGACAACAGGATAGGAGGAAATTATGAAGGATTTTGTTCAGATTTTGGCCCTGGCAATGCTGGTTTACATTGCGGCGACGTCGCTGCGGATGTATAAGCAGAACCTGCTGGAGATGGTCTCCGGGCTGGTCAACCGGGCCGAGGAAGCCATCCAGGGGAGCGGCATGGGGGCTGAGAAGAAGGCCATCGTCATCGCTCAGCTGGAGGCCGCCGGCATCCGGGTGACCGCATGGCTGAGCAACCAAATCGATGCCATTGTGGCCGCTCTTAACGCATCCGGTGCATGGCTGGCCACGCAGGCAAAGCAGGCCGCAAATGGTTTGGGCGCTGATGATTCCGGTGCGAAAAAGCCTGCCGAAAAGACCGGTGGCGGCAACGTATGACCGAGAAAATCATCTGGGATTGCCTCAAGGCCCAGGGCCTGTCGGACTACGGTACGGCAGGCCTGATGGGCAATCTCAAGGCTGAGAGTGGGCCAAATCCCACCAACCTCCAGAACAGTTTCGAGCGTAAACTGGGGTACACAGACGCTTCCTATACGGCCGCCGTGGACAACGGGACATACACAAATTTCGTTCATGACGGTGCAGGCTATGGCTTGGCTCAGTGGACGTACTGGAGCCGGAAACAGGGCCTGCTGGACTATGCCAGGACCGCCGGTAAGTCCATCGGGGACACCAAAATGCAGGCGGGCTACCTGGTGTTCGAACTCAAAAAATACGGCCTGTGGGAGGCTCTGATGGCCGCCACATCTGTCAGGGAGGCATCGGATATCATCATGCTCCGGTATGAGAAACCGGCCAGCATCTATACCGCTGACCGGGAGAAATCGCTGGAGAAGCGGGCCGGTTTCGGGCAGGAGTACTACGAAAAATACGCTAAGAGAGGGGGAAATGAAGGTATGAAATACACAGCAGCAAACCCGCCCATGCAGTGCTTCATGCGGCAAAGCACCTGGTACAAAAGCGTGGGGGCTACGTCCATCCGTGGGGTGCTTTGGCACTCGACCGGGGCCAACAATCCTTACATCAGCCGGTATGTCCAGCCGGATGACAACGCCCCTGACCGGGACAAAATCATTGCAGTTTTGGGCCGGAACAAGTATGGGAACGACTGGAATCACCAGGCACTCAAGAAGGGTGTCCACGCCTTCATTGGCAAGCTGACCAACGGAGAAGTGTCCACTGTTCAGACCGGTCCCTGGAACAAAAAGGCCTGGGGTTGCGGACCCGGGAAGAAGGGTTCTTGCAACAGCGGCTGGATACAGTTTGAGATGTGCGAGGACGGTTTGGACGACCCGGATTACTTCCAGAAAGTGTACCGGGAGGCCGTCGAGTTGACCGCCTACCTGTGCAAAATCCATGGCCTGGACCCCCGGGGGACTGTTAATTTCTGCGGCGTCAAGACCCCGGTCATCCTCTGTCATCAGGACAGTTACCGGATAGGTTTGGGTGGCAATCATGGCGATGTCTATACCTGGTTCAACCAGTACGGCAAGACGATGGACGACGTTCGAAACGATGTGGCGGCCCTCTTGGAGGGGACCGGGGAGGACAAGGAGGAAGACGGCATGACCAAGGCAGAGGTGCTTCAAATCATCAAGGAGTACGAGGCTCAGCGGGACGCTGCGAGGGCTCAGGCGGGGCCTTCCGACTGGAGTAAGGCGGCCCGGGCCTGGGCGGAGAGCAACGGTATCATCTCCGGGACGGGCGCCGGTATGCAGTACAAGGCGACCTGCACCCGGGAGCAAGTGGTGCAGCTTCTGTATCGGGCAGCTCACTTGCTAGAGCGGAAGTAAACAAAAAAATCTCCCTGGCCACGGAAATTTTTCCGATAGCCGGGGAGATTTTTTTGCTTTGATAGACTTACAACGGTGTAAATAGAGAGAAACGTGTACTTTTGCGTGTACCTGGACAAAAGAGAAACCCTTGCACCTGTTGCGGCACAAGGGTTTCGACTGGAGCAGGTGAAGGGAATCGAACCCTCGTGTTCAGCTTGGGAAGCTGACATTCTGCCATT